ACGGCCTTGCGCCGCTCGACCTCTTCCAAGCGCGCCAGATCGGCGTTGATCTGGTCATCCTTGGCGATCATTTCGTCATAGGAGGCCTGCTGTTCCTCGGTCAGGTCTGCACCGTCTTCGACACTCGCCAGAAGGTCTTCCATGGCGGTGATGTTTGCGGCGCGTTCCTGCCGCAGGGCCGTGATACGGTCCATCTTGCTTTCCTTTCAGATGCGTGCGGCGCGCCGCCGCGTTTCAACTTCGGCCGACGCAAACGCACGGGTGCGACCGGTTGGGGTTGGGCCGGTGCGCCGACCTTCACGCAGCACGCTGTCAAGCGTGCCGATGCGGTCAGCCATTCCGGCTTCAACCGCTTGGGCAGCGGCCACCATGGCCCCCCGCCCAAATTCCTGCCGCACAACCGAGGCGCGCAATTTGCGCCCCTGCGAGATATCCGAGACGAACACGGCCTCGATTGCATCGACTGCATCCTGAAGCGCCTTGCGACCATCCTCGGTCTCCGGGTCGGGCCGCTTGTAAGGCGCGCCCGACGACACGATTTCTGTTTCGCGGCGGCCCTGCATGTCTGTTTCCACCTGGCGGCTGATCGTGGCGACGACTCCGATCGACCCGACACTCGCAGCGCTTTCCATGACGATCTCGCCCGCCTGCGAGGCCAGCCAGTATGCCGCCGATGCCGCGATCCCGGTCACGAAGGCGACAACCGGCTTTTCGCTGTCGCGGATCGCCAGCGCAGCTTCCGACAGGCCCGAAACGACGCCGCCGGGGCTGTCGACCAGCAAAACGATGCGCTCGACCTCGGGCGATGCTTGGGCGACCCGGAAATCCCGCATCATGCCATCAAGCGACGTGCCCCCGGCCGAGCTGTTGACAAGGTTTGCACGGGGAAAGATCGGGCCAAGCACCGGCACGATGGCAGCACCGTCACGAACCGTGGCCATGCGCGCACCATCCAGCCGATCCCCCATTGCGGTCACGGCCTCGAAACCGGCACGACGCTCGCCATGCCCATCTTGAGCAACGTCTTGCAAAGCCCCAGCATCATATGCGCGCATTGCCAGGGCCTCGATCGCGGCCATGTATTCCGGCAGGATCGCCCACCGCTCCGATCGGATTGCCGCGATCAGCGCATTTGCATCTTGGGTCATTCGTCGACCTCCCTGCTCGATGGTTGAAGTTTGGCGGTTGCTGCCTGCGGGCCTTGCGGCGGCGGCGAACCTGCCAGTGTCATGTTGCCTGGGCGCCAATACTCCATCCCGGCGCTGCCGGGGATCGGGGCGCGATTGGTCCGGGCGCGCAGCTCGTTTGCGTTGGCAGTGCCCATCTGACGCTCGATCCACGCCGCCTCCATCCGGGCCTTGATGTCAGCCCGGACAAGATCATCGGTCAGGTGATCGAAATAGTGTCCCGGAGCGGCAAAGGCGCGGGTCAACGCCTGGTTTAGCCGCTTGTAATGCGGCCCGAGGTGATACGTGACGAACTCAAGGCTTTGATGCTCGATATTGCCGAAGGTGGCCCGGCTCAGCTCGAAGATCAGGTGCGGCGGTACACCCCAGATGCGGGCCAGCTCGCCAACCTCGAATTGCCGGGTCTCTATGAATTGCGAGTCCTTGTTGTCGCGATCCATGAACTGCGGTTTCAAACCCTGATCGATAACTGCTACGGACTCACCGTCGACGCCCTCGAACTTCCGCCAATCATCACGGATCGCCTTTCGTGTCGTCGGATCGGTTCTTTGATCTGTCATTAAAATGACTTCGGGCTTGGCGCCCTTTCCAAAATACCGCGACGCATGGCGCCCCGTTGCAATCGCGCTGCCAAAGGCATCGCGCATGTATTGCATCGGGTTCAGCCCATAGATTCCGTCGCGGGTCATCCCGCGCACATGGAACACGTCCCGCGCGGGGAACCGGCCACTCGATCCGTCCGGCAGGGTTGCGTCGAAAAAGAACGTGTAGCCCTCGGCCCGGTCGAAATACTCGGCGATATGCACGCTGCCCGGCTTCAACCGGGTCAGCGCGACCGGCCGCCCGGCCCCATCACGGCTGATCCAGGCAAAGAAATTGCCGGTCAGCATCAGGTCGCCCAGGTACAACTCCCAGAACTCGAACGCGGTATCGACGCTGTTCGGCTGATCGCGCATCAGCGTGTGCAATGGATCGTCGCTGCGCGCTTCCCTCACCTGGTCGCCGCTGCGCGCGAAATACTGGATCGGGGTCGCGGCAAAAACCCCGGCCAACACGCGCAAGGCCTGCATCGTGGCAGGCAAAGACAGGACCGTCCGCTCATCGACACGGACACCGGCGCGCGCCATCCCGCCACCGCCACCGACGACAAATCCGTTCCATTGCGTCTCGCTCCGAACCGCGTCCGAGTCAGCCGAAATCGGC